AGCTAACCATTGAAATCTATCACAAGTGTAATATCCTGTAGTATTTACAGAAGATACCGAAGTTGCTCTTTGAGCTATGCTCATATCTCCATTGATGATTATATTTTTACCTGCAGGAGCAGTCGGTTGAACGCTTCCATCGTTAAATGTAATACCATTAGTTCCGTTGACTGTAACTGCCATTATTTATTCTCCAATTTGTTTGTTGCTCTTATTATTTCTTTGTTAATCATAGCATCTGGAAATACTCTTCTTATTAAATCTAAGTATTCAGAAGTTTTTTTGTTTTGTTGAAATCCCTCTATTGTATCTTTACCTACCCCATCCTTGTCACCTTGATATACGCTTATAAATATCTTTCCGTTTGGTTTAACTGTGTTTTTAGCTTGGTTTAATACTTTAAGTTGAGTTACTTCGTTATCTATAACATTTAACACACTATTAATTGTAGCCGTGTCAGCTTTTTTATTAGAAACTATATTAAGAACTTTATCATTGTGTTCTTCAGTCCTATTGTGTGGGTCATATACTAAATTAATAGCATTAGATTTTTTAAGTAATTTTTCAGCTTCGTTATATATACCACCACCAATGTCAATATTAACGCTACCTTTTTTAAATACGCCCTCTTTGTTTAAGTGTGTAAATGCAAAAGAAAGTTTATGGCTATTTGTTGCACCATAATCTTTTAACATTTATAAACCTAAGTCTACTTTTAGCTTATCAATATCAAGTTGAGCAGGAGCAGGAGGAGGTTGTAGTGATGCTTCTTGTGACCAAGTTGTTCCTACTAAGTTTTCTACTTCTGTTTGTTTTTCGGGTTTATTATCTAACATTTCTTTTTTACAATATGTTTCGCACCATCCTAGTCCTGATAATGCCAAAGCATCTTTTAAATCTTGCTCACTAGCACCTTCTTCTACAAGTGCTGCTATGTCAAAATTAAGTTTTTCATGGTCATCAGGATTTTGTGATTTAGTTTTATTAGAAGCAAAACTAGCTACAATAGTCTGAGTCTCATTATTGTATTCATGTATCTTTGTATAAATTGTTGCCATAATTTTTCCTTAAATTAAAATTAACTTACTCCACCTAAACGTGTTCCTGTTGTTGTCCATGTAATATTAGAGTTACCTGTAGCATAGTTACCTGCCGAACCTCCAGAACCTCCACTACCATCATAACTAGCACCTGTATTTCCTGCACCTCCTAATCCACCACCTGCACCACCTGCTGATGGCATGTTGCTGTTACTTCCTCCTGCTCCACCGCCTGTTTTAGAACCTGCAGAACCATATGCTCCTCCACCGTGTACCGCATAACCGTGAGGACCAGCTGCACCACCATTGTAGCCTGCACCTCCGCCACCACCATTACCACGATAAATACCAATAGCAGAACAACCACAATAACCTGCAGACAAACAAATAAGTCTTCTGCCTGTGCCACCTCCGCCACCTCCGCCTCCTGCGACTGTGCCATTGTTAGCAATACTTACAGCTCGTGATGCTGAAATAGCAGTACCACCAGAACCGCCTGCAAAACCATTAGAATTAGAGCCAGTACCATTAGCACCAGTTCCACCTGCTCCACCCATGCCAACAATAAATCCATTATTAATAATAAATATTTGGTCGTCTGCATGAAAGTCACTTGGTATAATTAATCCTGCTGTTCCTGTAGAAGTTGAACCTACATATATTCCAGAGTTAATAGTAAGAGTAAGAATAGTATTACCTGCATCGTAATCACTACCTCTATTAGAATAAATATTATAGTTATGCGTGTCACCAGAAATAGTTAAAGCAATCTCAACAACTCCACCTGCTCCTGCAGCTTTCATTGCTCTTAGTCGATTAAACATTAAGCAAATCCAGTTCCAGACTGCATACCATACCAGTTAGTACCGTCTGAATAAAACACATACATATCTATTGCTGTTCCTTTAGCGGGTTCTGCCCCACCATTCCATTTTATAGTTCCGCCCCATGTAATACTGTCGCCTGTTGCATGGACAATAGTAAATGATTTACCTGCCGCTACAGCAGGCATAGTAATAGTCATTGTTCCTGTACATGAATACACTGTGCCTTCTGTAGTTAGGTTGGGAGTAAAGCTTGCTGATTTAGTTGTTTGTGTCTCTGTTACCGAGCCAACAACCATTGTGTCATTTAAAGTTAAACCATTACTATTTATTGTTGCTTTAGTAGAAGCTCCTGATTGTAGTTCTAAAATACCTGTAGTATCTGATTCTAATTTTAATCCACTACTGGTGTCTGCATTAAGTTTAGCTGCCATAATTTTTCCTTATAAAATTACCCATCGTTGTCCTGTGGGAATAGTTACTGTAACGCCTGTTGCTAAAGTTATAGCTCCTACAGACATGCCATTCTTTCCAGTAGTTAAAGTATAATCACTAGATATTGTTGTTGCGTTTTCATATATAGTGCCATCTGCTGATGCACCGCCTGCTTCTGCCCATGTTAATACACCAGACCCATCTGTCTGCAGAAACTCATCTGCATTTCCGTCTGTGTTAGGAAATGTTAATGTGTATGTTGCTCCTGCACTATGTGGTGGACTTTTAAGTTTAATACCATGAGAGTTAGCAAAACAATTTAATTGTATGTAACCATCTTGTGATACTCCATCACCCTTAGCTTCTAAACTAGGAACAGAGCTAGTAGCTATTAAATTTAGTTTGTCTACTGTTACAGCATCATTGTCAATCTGTGCAGTGCCTACAGTACCTAGAGTAGATAAAGCACCTAGTCCTAAGTTAGTTCGAGCTGTTGTTGCAGTTACATCTGATAAATTATTAGAAGCAACTACATAACCTGCTGAAGCATGATTGCCATAACCGTAGGTAGTATCCCATTGACCGACTTTAGTGTCAGTAATAACATTAGTACCCATGTCAATATCATTACCATTAGCATCTAAATCGCCACCTAATTGAGGTGATGTATCATCTACAACATTTGTAATACCACTGGTTGCAGAAGTTACTGCTGCCCAAGAACTACCATTATAACTTTTAAGAACATTGTTAGTAGAGTCATACCAAAGGTCTCCTGATGATGGAGATGATGGTGCTCCTGCTGAAATAGTATATAAGTTAGCAAATGAATTTACATTAGTAACATTAGAAGCTACGGTATTAACACTTGCAATGTTTGTAGAGACAGTACCAATATCACTAGAATCTGCTGCCACTGCATTAATGTTTGTTGAGTTGCCTGCAACTGAATTTACATTAGAAATGTTACTTCCAACACTATTTACATTAGTTATGTTAGTTGCAACTGTGTTTACATTTGTTTGGTCAGAACTAGACAACGCCATGTTTAACCACGCAGTTGTGCCTAAATCATAAACCTTCATTGTATTAGCTGTAGTATTAAAATATAGTGCACCGTCTGTTAGTGCATCGCCATCATTGTCTGTTGCAGGGTCAGAAGATTTAGAACCTAAGTATTTATCATCAAACGCATCGGTATAACCTTCGGCTGCTGTCGCACTTGCGGCTGCTGCGGTTGCTGAAGTAGCTGCATTGGTTTCAGATGTCCCTGCATTTGTAGCTGCTGTCGAGGCTGTAGTAGCACTGGACGCTGCTGCGGTTGCCGAAGTTGATGCTGCGGTTGCAGAAGTAGCTGCTGCAGTTGCCGAACTCACACCTTCGGTAGCTTTAGTCGTTGCTGTAGTTGCACTCGAAGCTGCACTCGTAGCACTCGAAGCTGCTGCGGTAGCACTTGTAGATGCTTCGCCTGCTTTTGTAGTTGCAGTTGACGCTGAAGCGGTAGCACTTGTTGCAGAACTGGTAGCACTGGTTGCAGAACTGGTAGCACTTGTAGCACTCGAAGCTGCTGCGGTGGCAGAACTTGCGGCTGCTGTAGCACTAGAGGATGCGGAAGTAGCTCCTGTATCTACATAACTCTTTGTAGCTAAGTCTTGAGCACCTGTTGGGTCTGCAATATTAGTTAATCTTTTATTAAGACCATCCCATTGAAAGTTTGTATTAGATATTTTAATAACATCATTAGCATCATCAATAGCTTCTTGTGACATAAAGAAAGCTTGTGTAGAGTCAGTGTCTAAGTCTGTTTCTGTAAGTATAGACCCTGATTCATAATCTGTTAATCGAGATGTTTGACTGGTTTTTCTTCGTATTTCAATAGCTGCCGAACCTGCAGGAGCAGAACTAAAAGTTAATGTAGTGCCTGCAGCATTAATAGTAAACGCTGTACTAGTTACACCTGCTAGTGTTACTGTTAAATCTGTGGCTACACGATAGCTAAAAGGGATAGAATAAGCAGTAGTTGTTCCATCGCCTGTATATCGGACAAAACTGTTAGCCATATTATTTCCTTAAATGTTGTGATTTGGGTAAAACTCTTCTAAAAGGGGTACTTTATAATTAGTCGTCTAAGAGGCTTTCTAAAAATTCATACTGTTCTTTATTAGGTTTTATGTAGGTTTGTTCTTGTTGTAAAAAGGACTCTTGTTGTTTTGTAAATAAGTCTTTATCAAATGTATTGTTTTCTTTTAAAGTTTGTTCTATCACAGGAAATTTTTGCCACATTTTATGATAAGCATATTTTTCTGAAAAGTTAATTACTTGTAATATAAATGCTTGCCTTACATCTTTACCGTTAGAATTTAACCCTTTAGGAAATTTATACAATTTACTATTTTTATCAGAAACCATTGTATTAAGATAATCTAGTAATTTAAGTTTTTTACCTTTATAATTAAATTCAGCATTTTGTTTTTGTTCTATCATATAATCATACGCAGTTTGTCCATTTTCATCTTTAAGTGTTCTTAAATCTATTTTTGTTTTTGGTTCTTTTTTACTTGGAGCTGTGTAATCAAACGTATCTCTGTCAGCTAAAAACATTTTAACAGCTTCATCACTTAATTTAGTTTGAGCAAATGGAGAAGATATTATGCCATCCTCACCACCTAATCCAAACATCCAACCATTTTGCTTTTTAACTACTTCACCAAACATATTTCTTCTAGGCATTATTCCTGTGTTATCACCCGTTGGATTCAAACGATTTAATCTATCCGTAAACTCAAATATTTCTCTTTGAACAGGGTCTTGAACTCTGTTTAAATATCTTAAACCTCCACTTAAAGGAACTGCTTTATAAACAAATTTAGATAACTCTCTTGCTCCTGCTTGTTCAGGGTCACGAGACATAGCCATATTGCCTCCTAATATAGCATCTGCGGTTTCTATAATATTTGTAGTATAAAACTTAGAAGTTAAATTTCTTACAAGAGCTTGTACAACACCTATAGAAGCTTCAGTCCACTGATTCTCAACCTCTTGTGGCATGCCTTTTCCTGTTTGTTCCCACATATCTACAGCGTGTAAAAGGTCTGCGGCTATCATAAAAGGCATCATTATTGGGTCAAGACGATTTAAATCTATATAAGTGCCATCTTCTTTTTTAAGGGCATATGGTTGCCATCCTGTAGTGTTTTCACGTTCTCTATTTTCTCTGTAATCTCTTGAGCCACCGTGTGTTATTTTTCCTGACATTGCTGCAAAAACTGCTGCTGACCAAATTAACCAACCTGTATTTAATCGTGCTTGAGCTTCCATTGCTGCTTCAGGATTTAAATATTTACCATCTGCACTTTTCTTTAACATGTGTCTCATTTGTAGCTGATACCGCCCTAGTATTGGTGTATGTTGCATTGTAAAACGAAGTAAGTTTGAAGGTGTATTAATAAAGTGTAACCCTGCAACTCTTAACCATTTATGTTTTTGTGCAGTAGATAGAATTTCACCTGTTAATCCTCCTTCTAATTCACCAGTTTCAGGATTAGTTGTATAAGCAGGCTGTGTGTAAGAACCTTCTCTAGCATAATGTAAAGGGTCACTATATAATTGGTCAAGGTTTTTAGAAAACTCGGTACGGTCTTTAGCTGCACCATTTTCATCAATGTATTCTGCTTCTAACTCTTTAAATCTTTTTTTATATGCAGTTTTATCTGAAAACACGTCTAGTTTATTCATTAACTGTTTAGTGTTGCTTGTGCCTTCAAAAATTCTACTGTTTATTTGTGCGGTCATTCTTCCTCTAAACATCATTTGTTTTAACAGTTCATCACCTGCGGATAAAACTCTTAAAGGAAATGTTGCTCCAAAAGCAACTGGATTAACAATACCTTTTTGTATTGCTTTCCCAACAATACCCATAGGTTCAGTTAAAGTTTCTCCTATACTATTAATAAAAGATTGTAGTTGACCTTGCCTTATGTTGTTGTCTACTTTCATTTGTTGTGAATCTAACAAAGGTCTTCCTTCTATAATGCTTCTGCCTGCTCTTTGTAGTGCAGTTTTTATAGATGTAATAGTGTAGACGTATGTTTCTAAGGCTTCTCTAGCTGTCCTTGCTGCTCCTTCTTGCCCTCTAATACCCATGTTTGCTGATTTTAAAAGCATAACAAAAGGTTTCCACTGTGTTTGTGTAAGACCTGATAGTATATTTAGAAGGTGTGTGTCAGGTGAAGATAACAAGTTATTGTTTACATATTCTGCAGCAAGTGCCCATCCGTCTACTTTTTTTGCATTTTGCAAAGCTAAGATAATTTGACTATCGTCTGGTAGTTTAGCAATAGCTTCTAAAAACTCTTCAGGATTTTCTTGTTTAAGTTTTGCGTATTTAGGATTTTCAGGAGAAGATAATAATTCTGCTGCCCTTCTTTTATCTGGTCTAATTCTACCTACTGCTGTAGTCAACGCTGCACTATATTGAAGGTCTTTTGCTACAATAAGATGATTGTCAACTATATCTTGATAACCATAAAATTCTGCTATAAGTTTTTGTTTTTGGTCAGGGTTTAAAGTTTTCTTTTGGTCTGTAAAAATTGTTGCTATTTCTCTAAGTTTATATGAATTAGCTGCAATAGAATCACTTAGTGCTAACACAGTTTCAGGAAGTTTTCTTACATCTTTTGAAGTAGATTTTGCTTTTCTTACTAATTCTTTAGGGTCTAAACCAAGCTGTGATGCTGCTGCTTCTACATCTGCAAAACTTCTTTTATCCCAATTTATTTGTTCCCCTCTTGATTCTATATATTTAGCAACAAAATTACTGCCTTTTTCTTTGTCTCTAAACTTATCATAGTTAAAATTTTTATCTGGTGGTTTTCCTTGACCTTGTACGTTTCTAAGGTTTTGGATTTGTTTATTCATTGTTCTGCCATTGACTCCAAACCGTCTTGAGATATTGTTTATCTCTTCATCTGTCATGTTTTTATAAAGTTCAGGAGTTTCTTTTTTTACATATAAATCATTAAATAATCTATCTCCTGTAATTTCATCTCTTCCATAATTTTGTAAATCTTCAAGTTGTTTTAAAGATTTGTTTTTACTTCCTCTCATGCTAACTTTAAAAGCACCTGCAGAGAATAACCCGCCAAAAACTGTGCCTAATCCAAACCCTGCTGCACCAGACATTGCAGACCTTTTTAAACTAAATTCATCTTGCATGTCTGCTTCTATTCTTGTTGATTGTAATAGACCATCATGCAATACTGCCGCTCCTGCACCAATTTGCCCTTCTCGTATTGCACCTTTTTTTATAGCTGCTTTCATGGCTTGGTTTGTTCCTGTTTTAGCAACTTCTTCTATTAAATCTGCACTAACATCTTTTGCTATTTTATTTTTTAATGCGGCTGTTAATGATTGTTTATAAGCTTGTTTTGCAGCTTGTCCTCCAATACCAACACCTACTAAATTAATAGGGTCAGCTAACACTGCACCACCATTATCTATTAACCAGTCACCAAAACTTCTATTTGGGTCATTCCAAAAGCTCGGTAAAGCATCATAAGTAGATTGTATTAATGCAAACTCTTTAATTCTTTGACTGTCAGCCTTTTTAATATTTATTAAATCTTCACCCATTCCTAGCGTATTGTTATTTCCCCAAGCTCTGTCGTTATAAAATTTTTCTAAAATGTCTTCATGTGACATGCTTAAAAATGTTTCATCTTTTTCTGCCCACGCATAATAACTTTGTGCAGTTTTGTAAAAGTTTTCATCTAATAAAGAATCTAACGCTTGGTCTGGTTCTATTTTTGTTTGTATTTCAGTAATAGGTTGCTCTGCAGGTTGTTGCTGTGATGGAAATATCATGTTTCCATTTTCATCAAACTTAATGTCTGCTGCATTAGTTGCCATTCAATGCACCTCCTATATTAGAAACTCCAAAATTTATTAATACTTGATTAGCGTCTTCTTTGCTTATTCCTGCTGCATTAGCAATACTTTCTACAAATGAAGCATACTGAATGTTTGTCATGTTCTCTGTTAAAGTACCAACTGAAGGTCTATCAATCATTTGACTTACTAAATTTTCAATAGCAGGTATGTATTCTTCTTCTCTAAATTTAGCTCTTTGGTCTGTTTTTAATTTTTCTCTAATTTTCTTATAACGCTCAGACATTTTTGCTCTTACTACATTTGGATTTTCTTCTTCTGCTACATCTCGTTCAAATTGTGGATAAACAAAATCATTAGGAACTTCAAAAGTATTAATATTATCCATGACACCATCAATGACTTGCTGCTTATCAGTTTCAATAGCAACATTATTGTTTCGTTGTTCTTTTTGTTCTTGAACTATTCCTAGTGCAGTTTTACCTTGTAGCTGAGAAGGATTTGTTTGTGGTGTGTCTGTTATATTAAACGCTTGTTTTACCATTGCCCCTAGTTCATTCATAAATTTCATTCGCTGCGGGTCAGTTACATTTGGATTTTCACGTTCATATTCCATAATTGACCTATTCATAAAGGTAGTTGCGTTATATGCAGCGAGGTCTGCTCCTCTATCATAATTACCAGTTGTTTGATTTTTCATTGTTTCTTTAACAGCCAAAACAAGTCCACGCTTAGAATTTGAATAAATAACATTAGTTTCAAATATAGGGCTAGTAACACCATTACGAGCATCTGATTTTGCATTTCTATGATATTGTAAAGCTGATTTAAGTGTAGTTTGTGGTATATCTAGTGCTTCAGCTTCTTTCACAAGGTCATTTACAGTTGCAAATTCATTTAACATTGCTCTGGTTATAAAGGCATCTGAAACAGAAGGGTCAGTATTAGTAAATCTGTTGACTGCAAATATTTTCCTAGCAGCATCAATTAACTCTACACCTTCTTCACCATATTGAGTAAGGTTGCTTTCTAAATCTTGTAAATTACTGTAAGTTGGCTCTTTTAAATTTAAAAAGTCAGTGAAGAATTTATCTTGTTCCTCTTGCTCTATTTTGTTGTCATCTACTCTTTGTTGGTTTTCTAATGCTACTAGTTTTTCATTAATATTTTTTAACAATGTTTGAGCATTATCGTTACGGTCTACCAGTGTTCCTAGTTTATTTCCTCCTTTACCAACTCCTAAATCTACCTTTAGAGCTTTCTTTGCCCATTCAAGTTGTTTAATACCTTCTTTCCCTCTAGGTGCTGTTTTGAAAAGGTTTTGAATATAAGAAAACTGAACTTGGTTCATTTCTGACGGACTTAAATACGATGCGGTACTACCATCTACATTAGGTAAAGGTGTTGTTAAACTTCTTAAGCGTGCTACGATACCCGTTTCAGGGTCGTCTATGTCTTCATAAGCCACTATATCTTTACTTATTAATTTTTCAGAATTTATTAATTTTTGTTCTTTATAATATTTACCTTTATCTTCTGCATCTTTTATTTTTAATTTAGAGGCTTGCTCATTAAACACTGCTGCAAAACCTGTTTGATAATTTGTGCTTTGGTTGTCTAATTGATATTTTTCTAAAAAAGGAGCAAAGTATTCTTGTAAATTTTGTGTGGTGTAATCATAATTATTTTCCATGTCCATCTTAATGTCATTCAATACATCTGCTGCCGCAAACTTGCCATTATGTGCTTGAACTACACTTTCAGAATACATGTTAGAAAGAGCAGTATTATCACCTTTTAATATTATTGCATTTATTTCTTCTGCAGATTTACCTTGAGCTCTTAATAAGTTAAGTTCATTTACGGCATCTTGTTTTTTACCTAGTGCATAGTTAGTACCCATGTTTGCAAGTTGAGGTGAAACAGAAGCTAATGATTTTGATAACTGTTTTAATTGGGTTTCTTTTTCAGGCTGCACTCTGCCCGCAAATGTAGAGCCAAAGTATTTTCTTGAAACTTTAGATTCGTATGCCATTATGCTGTGTCTCCTTTTGATTTAGCTCCATAATCTTTGAAGAACCTTCTTTCATCTCTTGGTGTTGCCATGTAAGAACTACCTGCTCCTGCAACCTCTAATCCTAAACCTAAAAGACTTGGACGAGTAATAGGTGACAACGAGTTATATGTACGTTGTAAATTAGCATAAGAATCATTACGCTGATTGTTTAGTGTGTTCATGTCTCTTTCAAAGCCTCTGTTAATATCGTTATAATCTAAATCCATTACTGTGCCTATGTTCTGAACCACTCTAGTTGGATTACCAAACCCTAAGTTTAATCCTGTTGCTTGGTCTCCCTTACGTTTTTGGTTTTCTTTTAATTGTTCAATGCTTTTTTCTCTAGCTGCATCGCCTCTTTCTACTTCTATTCTACTCAAGTCTTCAAGATATGCTTGGTCAGCATTACGCCTTGTTTGTTCATTAGCGGCTTCATCGTAATCAGCTTGTTGTTGTGCAGCTTGATATTCAGCTACTTTCCCAACTATACTGAGGATGGCACTGGCTTCAGCGAATCCGCACATATCATCTCCTTTGTCATTAATAAAAATGGAATTTTTCCATATCCATATTGAGGCTCTTCAGCCGTTATTTTAAATCCTAAAAATTTTAACCAACGAACTGCATACTCATTTTCTTTATCTACAAAATTATAAAGAACTTTGTAATCTTTACCCATCTCTTCTACCCAAAATGGGCACTCTTTTAAAAAACGAAGAGTATGGTTAAAAAGTAAATCAGAAGCTAACATCCACGCAACACCATGATGTTCTACATCACTTGGCACTACGCCAAACATGCCGATAACACCTTCTTCACCTGTTCCAATAATACTAAAAGTTTTAACTTTATTATTATTTTCATAAGTAAAAGGTAATACTAAAGCTTCTAAAGGTGTTGCATTATCAGATGCTTTAATTTCTTTAACATCTGCTTCTCTTATTTTAGGGGCGAGTTCTACAGCATCTTTAATCTTTGCTAATCTTACATAAGCTTGTTTGTTGGTCATTAAATTCGTTGTGACCTTCTTTGGTAATAACCTTCAATCTCAGCACTTAAAATATGGAACGGTAAATGAGATGTCCCACTTTTAATATGTACTGTAGTATCTGTGTTTTTACATTGTATTGGAACTCTAAATGTTCCTGTGCTTAGTGGTACAGCATCAGGTGTTCCAGTAAAACCAATAACATAACCTGTCATTGTTTTAGTAAATGAATCTCTATTTAATAAATCTGTTTGTATTTTAAAAAAACCAGAATTTTCATATTCAAAAGAAATTGTTCTAAGTTGATAACGTCCAGAAGTTACAGCAAGCAATCCTTTACCTGTGTTTTCTCTGACATATTGAGGACTTAAAGTATATAAAGATTCATAAGGTACGCCTATAAATAAATTAGTGTGATTACCAACTAAAGTGTAGTTTGAACCTGAGACATAAGTTAATTCATAATCTGTACCGTTTACTGCATCTACAGCCATTAACCCTGTTTTTTCTCCGTAAGGAGTAGTTAATGTAGTTAAACCTGTTGAGCTGCTAAATGTTCCTGTAACAGATTTTTTTAAATCTATATGAACATTAAAACCTAATCCAGTATCTTCTAAATTTCTTAAATCAATTCTAAATAATTTGGTATCTCTTTTTTCTGTTGCAAATATATACACATGACTTTCTGTTGATAAACCACCTAATATTTTTACTTTATCAAACACCCATCGAGACCATGCTGTTTGTACTTTTTCACCTCTATCAAAAAAGTATTTGTAAACATACATAGTTGTAGCATTAGTAGCTGTAACATCAGATGACGGTGTAAACGGAGCTGATTCACTATCTGCTTCATCCGCATGTAAAAAGATAAGAGTATCTTCAACGGTGTTACTAATAATGTGATAAGGATTTGTAGGTAATAAACTTTGTACTGACACAGTTATATCTAAACCATCGTTTGTTAATGTATCATCATCGGCAAAGTATTCTCTTATAGCTGTGTTGTTGTTTCGGCTTTGTGCAAAATATGCAAACTTACCTGCTGCAACAGGAGCTACTGAAGGTTCATGTTCAAAACTTGATACTTCATTTAATATTGCAGTTGTAGGACTTACCTCTGCACCTGTGTGGTCAAGTTTGTATTGTGCTGTGTTAGAAAATATTAATAATGTTTCATTAAATGATACAGTGTTTTTTAATGTTGTTACGTTTGTGCCTGACGCTGCTATATCAATAGGGTCAGTATCTAAAACTTGCGTTACAGTAGTTGCAAAGAAATTAAAGAAACTAGCATTTTCAGTTAATACTAAATTTTCACCTGCAATTATGCCTAATCTATTTTTATAAAAAGTTAAATTTTGAATTGTTTTATTAACAAAAGAAGGGTTAGGGTTAGTGTCTATATCCCCACAAGTTCTTTGTGTATATTGTAATTCTTTAAAAGTAAATGTCCCATCGTTGTTATCAACTAAAGCATGAGGCATCTTAGAGGTGTCTAATCCTGTACTTGTTGAAGGAGCAAGTGTTTCTGACCACACACCATCACCTGTATAATTAACAAAGTAATCAGATAATGTGTCACCTTCATCACCTGTAATTTTTATAATAACACCAAGTTTTGAATTAAAAGGGAGCTTTGTAAAATCTTGTATTTCGTCTCTAACATGGTACATACCTGTGTTACCAGAACCATCACTAGTGCTTATTGTGTAACCCAAATCTCCATCAGTAGGTTTTCCGTAAATAACATTATCATAAGATTCAAAAGTAAAATGAGCAGTAATACCTGCATAATTAGCTAAACCTTGTGAGGTTGATAAAGTTGCTCCTGTGTCTGTACGAACAGTTTTAAAACCTATCTGTGTAGCTGAAGCGTTCCAATACTCACTCGATGTTCCATAAAGTAATATATCTTTAATCTTATTTGTATCTCTAAAAGCACTGTCTGTTGTTGCGTCACTACCTGAAGGTAGTTGGAAAACAACTTTATGTCCAAAAGACATATCAGGGTGTGTTAATGTAACTGTGTACTCACGCCCATAGTTTGTAGCTTTTATATAGATTAAAAACTCTTGTACTTTTGCAGCAGATGTAGAACCGCTAACAGTGGGAACAATAGACTTATTAGCAACAAAAGTAAAATCAGCAATATTAACAAGCTTAAAATCGTCTTTAGGATTAGCAGTAGTAAGATAAGAACTTCCTGACTCAATCGTAACAGTTTTTTCAACCCCATGAATGTCAAAGACTTTAATGCCGCCATTGAAAAACGCTGCAAAATATTGTTGGTTTGCATCTTTTTGAATGCTCCATAATTTAGTTTTGTTAGGAAAAATTTGGGAAGAATTTAAAGTAGCAATGTATTCTAAAGGAGGTCTTCTTGATAAACCGTCAACAATATTGTTTTGACAATTTATTTGTTCTTGTCCTTGATTAATACCTCTTTGAGTAGCGGTTTGTTGGCTTACTCCGTTAATAAAATTTGGGATACTTTGAGCTACTAATGATTGAGCCGCTTTATTATATGGCATTAATATGTCCTTCTAGTAGGTCTATTAATCATTGAAAACGTGTTTGCATCTCCTTTTAAGATGTTTTCATCAGCTTCTCTGCTGTCTGCTTGATGAAATGATACCATAGCTTCTTGTTCGTCTTGTCCTATTAGTTGGACTATTTCTGCTTCAGCTAAGAATCTTGAAGCAAATCTTCTAGCTGCTTTCATATTAATATAGCGTCTTGCATATTCAGGCAAATGTTCAAACTGTTGAACTAACACTAAATTAATTTCTGGTATTTTTGTAAATATGTCTGTGTGTTTTTCTAAATCAAATATAAAACCATTTCTTATAGTAATGTTAAAAGATTTATCATCGGCATCTGCTTGTACTGCATTTGCAGGAAGAGGGATTTTATTGTCGGAATCTAATGAAAGGGGATAATTGTCATGGATGTTAAAATTCCATCCCATGCTCTGTATGCTCATTGAAGTTTCATCAAGAACATTTTTAGCGACAGATACGTCAACGCTGTTTGTTCCCGTGATTGTGTTTACGGGAGCTTCCCCGATAACGGAAAGCATAATGTTGACAGCCTCTAGCTCTGTTGTAGGAGTTATTCTGGTTGCCATACTTTTCCTTTATATGTTATGAAAATAAAAAATAGAAAAGGGAGACCGAAGCCTCCCTAATCCAAACTACTAAGAAGCTAGTATTACGCTTCTTTAATGCCTACTGCTGCTTCAGGACGTAGAACTCCATGACCCATAGCATACTTAGCTACCATGAGTGTACCTTGTCGTCTGATGTCATATTCTGACTCAACCGCCAAGTCCATAAGTTTTACTGTACCTGCTGCAGATGGATGACACACTAAAGCAACGTAGTTAGTCAAGTTCACAGCTTGTGGTGTTGAACCACCTGCTGTTGCTGAACCTGCATCTACGCCAGTTGTAATGTTAGAAGCTACAAAATGTGGTGTAGGTACTAATTCAATACCTGCTACTTTCATAACCTTACCATCTGCTACGCCACCGTTAGCACCGCCTGAAAAGTCGATGTTTACTGCGTTTGTAGCATTAGCCATTTTGTAATATTCCTCTGTTCTAAGGAAGCACTTACGTCCTTCTTTAGGCACAAAGTTATTATCTAGTGCTTTTGCTGCATCAAACAGAGAGTCAATCATTGCGTTAGCTGCTGTTGCATCTGTTGCTGACGCTATGCCTGCATCTGTAATTGTAGTACCTGCACCATAGCCTGAATCAGCTACGTTTGCAGACGCTAATGAAGCTTGACCAATAGTTTGTAAAATGTGCTTATCTTTTTGGAAAGCTAATGCTCTGCCAATTTCTGCTGAATATGCACTTCTTACATCCCAGTGGTTTTTAGCCTCTTCGATGTTGCTCAAGAAAACTGAGCTTAAAAGTAAGTCATTAATTGTGATGACTTTCTCGCTGTGGTTTACGTCACTACCTGTGATTTCTGCACCTGCGGTGTGATAAGCTGCTGCAATTCTACCCATAACTGGGAAGGTTGCTGACTTACCGTTAGCAATGGCTCTCACCATTTCCGCACCTGCTGTTACTGAGGCTCTTTCAAAAGAAGTTAAAACTTCTCCTGCAAAAACTTTCAGAAATAAAGCATCTTCAGAACCACTGGCATCGACTCTACCGACTGATACTGGTGCTGCTGCTGCCATATCATACTCCTATCGTTAAGTTAATGTTAGTGTTAATTAAAAAGCCTTACATTTTCAGTGCTATAATCAAGATTGTCTTTCCGCAGAAAGGTCATGTTACTTTCCTAATTATGTTAGGGCAGTTGCCACCTAAAAAGGTCGCACAACTATTAACATTTCCATTTTCTTAAAGCTAAAGCTTTTCTGGTAGGTTTACCATTTTTTTTCATTGCTCCTTTAACACCGCTCATGCGAGCACAGAAACTCTTTTTGCGATTTGCATCCTTTGAACCTGCTTTTGGCTTGCCTGTTACAGGTGGTTTAAGGTTATGTCCTTTCTTTTTAAAATGAGCTCGTCCTGCTGCATTTAAACCGCCACTAGGACTTTGATGTTTTTTAAGTGTCATTTATTTTCCAATTAAATGTGATATTTATATTCTAAATCTTTTGGCATATAAATATATTCTTCCAACATACAACGTGTTGATGTTGCTTCAGGATGATTTTTTTTTACGAATTGATAAGCTTGAGTGCAGTTAGTAAAATGCCCCGCATATGTCCAATCACTTGAACCCATAGGTGTCAGCATGGTACTAAATACCATCACATAATAAATCACTTTTTCTTTTTAGGAAAACCTGCTTTCATATTTGCATATGATTTTGCAGATACAGTTGATTTAGATTTAGGTCTGCTTGTTCCTGCTTTTTTACGTTTATTAATATTTTTATATAAAGACATACTTACTCCTATAAATTACTGTTAGCTAATTTAGATTTTACTGCGTCTTGGTAAGCTGAATCCTTAGTGTAACGAGGGTCAGCCATTGCTTCTGTTACTTGTGCCCAAGATTGATAGCCTGCTTCTGTGGTTGTTGATTGTCTGCCATTAAGTAAACTAGGCTCAGAACCATTCATTGATTCAAACTTAGCTTTTAAACCTGCAACAGCTAATTTAATAGACTCCATGTTATTAGAGTTTACACTGTCGTTATAAGCTTGTTTTTCACCGTCAGTTAAATTTTCGCCTGCCCACGTTGTCATTTGTGTATAAGCATCGTCACCTCCAACTAAGCCTTTAACTTCTGCAGCTTGTTGCTGTTGTAACGCAGTTTGTCCATTAATAAAGGCATCTACATACTCTTTAGGAATACCTGCTTTTTCTAAAGCGGTGTAGCTTTTTTCATTTAATTCACCATTTTCTTTATATTCTGTTTCTAATGATGTCATGTCTAAGCCTGCTTCAGATACAGCTTTTTCTGCAATTTCTAAATTATTATCACTTGTATCATCTTTGGTTTCTTCTTTAACTGCTTCTGTATCTTCAGACTTTGTACCTAATTTAGTCTCAAGTTCAGAATAAGATTTTACCATCTCTTCAACATTTTTAAATTTTTCAGGAAGTCCGTCAGGACGTTCTGCTACAGTTTCTTCAACTGGCTTTTCTTCTGTCGTTTCTGCTTCACTAATTTCTACTTTATCTACCATTTAATTACCTCATTCAGTCATGTTTTTAGTTAAGTTATTAGCGACTTGAGGGGCAGCTTTCTGTGCCATCTCCATCATTTGTTGTTGTTGAGCCTGCTCTTGTTGTGCTTCTTGTTCAGCCATAAGTTCTTCTTGGCTTTTTAGTAAACCTTCAGTGTCTATTCCTAGACCTGTAGCTATTCGGTTTATTAAATCTTGTGTGTTTAAAGATTGTACCACTTGAGGATTTATTTGTGCAAGATTTCCTATCTCTCCAATAAATTCTCGTAGCTTTTGTAAATCATTGCCTCTACCGAGAGCCTCAATGCCAGTTATAATTGTTGGCTTCACTGTGCCCTTAGGTAGAGACGGTATTTCTTTAGCTTGTGTCATGCGTTTCATCAAAACACTTACTAAAGGAAGTTGTAATTCTTGTGATAGTAAAGAGTACACACCACCCATACTTGTTTCAAGCTGTTCTGCCATGTATCTAATTTCTTGAGCTGTTACTCTTTCTGCATTTCTTTGTATTGCAGTATGTAGTAAGAACGCATAAGACATACGCTCTTCTAATTTTTGAATACTTCTTTCAACAACTTGTAAATCATATTGTTTATCAGTTTGTAAGACAGACACATCTTCTTTTGAACCTGTAATAATATCTCCATTACTTGTGCCTGCTAAATCTTTTTTACGAGTAACTGCATTTGGTCTAACTAAGAATACTACTTTACTAGAAGCTGCTGCACTTTCAACAAGTGCCTGTGATAATCCTTCAAGACTTTTTAAGTCTCCAATAAATTCTTCTACAAAACTTCTACCATAATCTTCATTATCAACTCTAATCATACGTAGTGATTGATAAGGCATTGCGTCTGCCATTAGTGTTCCTATTGTAGATGGTATTTTAATACCCATAACTTCTTGGCAAATGTAAAACTTTTTAGTGTCTAGCTTATAGATATGAGTATATATTTCACACTCTTCATCATCTTTGTAATCACCGTTGTTTTTTATTTGTTCTAATATGTCAGGGTCTAAAGCACTGTGTGCAATATTTTCTTTAATTATAATTTCTAATAATTCACCAGATGAATCTCTTTTACAAACAAATTGTGTAAGAGGATATACACGCATGTTGCCGTCTTTTGGTAAATAAGTAAGAACATTCCCTCCAACAATCAAATGTTTTAAAGCTTCAAAGACTGAAACTCTTAACGATAACTCTTCTATTTTATTACTTACTGAACGCTCAATTTCTGCCAATGCTTTTTCAACAGCAGTTTTAACGCCTTGTTGTTCAGCCATTTCTTTCTTGGCATCACCACTTACTTGTAACCTAAAAAATGGAGAGTTTGGTGGGAGTAAAAGTAATAGAAGTTTAGATGCTAAATTGTTTACGCCTCTAGCACCTACTGATTGATATGGTGAATATAAATCTGATGATTTTGTAAAACTTTCATCAGGTATTAAAGATGGAATAGTGAGTTCTGAACACTCTCTAGCTCTATCTAGGAAATATTGCCTGTCTTGTTTTAGCTTTTCGTATCGCTCTTTTGCTGTTGATTGTCCGCTATTGTAATCCATGAATTAAGAAGTAGCTATTCCACTACTAGATGTTTTAGTAGGAATACCTAATCCTGATGTCATTAAAGATGATGTACCTGCTTTTTTAACTTTCTTTTTCTTTTTCTTCATGTCTACTTCTTCTTCTGCAGTTTTAAGTTTTGGTACTAAATCTTCACCTATAGGCGACATGCTTCGTACTGGAGCAGGTGCAGGTGCAGGTGGTTTGCTTTTTGATGGCATACACATAATGTATATCTCCTTTTTATAAAATGGTTAATCCAGTGCTAGAGCCTTCTATGCCTCCTGCACCGTATGTATCAGGCTTCTTAATTTTCTTAGGTTCTGTACCACCTACGTCAATTTCAGAAGCTTCAGGATTATCAAAAGGAGAGGATTTAGGGTCATACGCATTTCCATCTACAAAGTTTCTATTTGCATCTGGTCTCACTGGAGCTTTACTACTTCCCATGCACATTGTCTTCTGACCTCTCTTTTAAAGTATTAATAAATTTAACCACATCTCGTTGTCCTGCTTTAAAATATATAGTTTTAGTATCATCTGTTATTAATGGAGACTGTTCAGGGAACACCTCATTTAACAAATCAATTAAATCATATACTTTTAAAGGCAGAGCTACGTCTTCAGTTAGGGTTTTGCTCATAATTATCCTTCTAAAAAGGGCACTTTACTACTATACTTCACAAGAACCGCCTGTGCATGCTAGTGTCTGTGCCGCAGTTGTGTTGTCATCCGCTTCAATAAACTTTAACCAGTCTATATTTTGGGGTGTTGTTTTAAATAACTGTTCATATTGTTCTTTAGTACAGTCTTCATAAGGTGCTTGAACGTATGTATGGTCACTGTGTGGTAAGAAAGATATGCCTGATATTTCATCAAAATGTTTCCACACCCACGCACCTGCTTCTACCCACTCTTCATCTTTAACAGAGATAGTAACAGATGGTTTATGTTCACACCAATGTCGTTGATATACTAACCAGTTTTCCATTTGTTCAATAGCAGTTTTATCATTACGAAGAACAGCTCCATCAGGAGCTTTCATTGGAAAAGTAAACACGGCTGTGTTGTCAGGTCTAAAAGCTTCATCTTCTACTTCAACACCTTTGTCTTTTAGAAAGTCATACACAGGGTCTTTTTTATCTACTCTAACTCTACGATAATAATAATCTGAATGTCTTGCGTGAATGCCTGATGCAGCATCTACTAATTGGCTTACAGTACCGCTTGGTTTTACACAAGTTATTGACGCACTGTGTGGTATTTCAAGAATGTCTGCAAATTTTTCATTAGTTCTTCTAGCAACATCTCTTAATCGTTCTAGCATTTTAGGGTCAGGGTTACTGGTAATTTCTGCATCCATAATACCTGTAAGAGAAACACCTAATAATCTTTCTTCAAGAGTGTTGTTCGACCAATCAGATGAAATAAATTTAAAGTTAGTAAGTGTCGATTGTATTGTTCCAAGTATAGTTGCTATTTGTACTTTCTTTTTAAGAGAAGCTTCAGTATCTCCTGCTCGCACTACAACTTCTGAAAGATTACAGAACTGCTTATCACGTAATATTATTTCACTGCAAGGGTTTGTTCCGTAACTCATAGAGTCTGAACGTCTTTTCCATAACGCAGCTTGCTTTTGTGCTGCCTCTCTGTTGAACATTCCTCTTTCACCTGATTTAGATTTAACTAATGATAGCCATTCTTCCATAAATGTTTCGCTGTCAGGTTTTTCTGTGTATGCAACTGAGTTGTTAGCTAATCCTCTGTATGAATTATCGTTGTACCATGCACCCATTTTGGCTTCACGCATACGCTTGTCGGTTAAATCAGACAGGGATATTAGAGCACTACGTCTTACACCGCCTACTACAACTATCTCTCCAATCATACACATGATGTCATGGACTTCGATTGAATATAAATTTCTTCCTGTTGCTTCTTTAAAAGTATCTAATGTAAAATCAAACAATCGTTTTAAAGGTTCGTGCCCTGATGCTCTACCACCAAAAGTTTTTAACCGTGCACCTGCAGGTCTTACTTTAGAATAATCTACAGTAGGTATATCACCTTCCCATAGACTAGATAATAATTTTTTAAATGCTTTTGCCCATCCAAGTTTACTGTCTTCAACCACAATGACATCATCTACTTCTTCCAATGTGTCAGGTATCAACGGCAACTGGTCTGTTTCTTCTCGTTCACAACTAAACCCTACACCTGTCCCATTCATAAGAATATATAATGCTTCACTAAAAGCTCGTTTGTTGTTTACTGCAAGGTAGGAACAGTTGTAAGCAGAGATGTTATCTCGCTCACAGGCTTCTCCTGCTGTCATTAATAAACGCATCGAAGGCATAACCTCTAGGTTTAATACTGCTTTTTTAATAGCAGGCATTTCTTTTAATAGCTGTGGTGTTTTATATGACAGGTAGTTAATAAGTCTATCAACTGTTTCACTCCATGTTTCTCTGCGTTGTTTCTCAGGTATGTACCTAGCGTATCTACTAATTGCAATAACGTCCTGATAAACGGTGGGTAAGCTTGTACTCAATTTCTAATCTCCTTTAAAGTTAAATGAATTTTGATTATCACGTTCTGTTTTAAATCTGACAATAGTTCGTAAACGCTGTAAATAATAATCAGCTTTATCTAAATCTTCTATTCCATTCTTTTTAGAAAAACGCCACACATACTTAATCACGTTTGCAACACAGACTGCTGCTAAACCACCTACTCCCATTGTTGCTGACTCAATAGCATCAATACACTCGACTTCTCCTTGCATGTAATGCTCTGGTTTATTTACGTTATCTGCCATAGTTTTACCTCTCCTGTTTTTTGGTTATATTCTGAAGCAGTTAATATGTGTGCTACTCTTGCTTGTTGCTCTGCTTCTTTTTGTGAGTAGCCTGCTTTGTCATAAGCTTTTAAGACTGTGCTCCACAACTCTGAAAGAGTAGTACCAACACCATCTAATATTTTTTCTGCTGTTTTTATTCCTACTTTGGGCACACCTGTGTACCCATCCACTGCATCACCTGCTAACACCTGTATCATAAACCAGTGGTCAGCTTCTACTTTGTCTATCTTTTCTATTTCTTTTCCATCAGTAGAAATTAATGCAGGAATTTGTCTAAGGTCTTTATCAATAGTCACAATAATTCTTTCATCAGTGTGTGGCTCAGTTGCCATAATGCCTAATACATCATCCGCTTCTATGTTAGGGAAGACAACACCATTGTGTTTTTCCATAACATACTCACGCAGTTGTTTAAGAACCATAGGCTTTCTAACATTCTTACGATTATCTTTGTATGAAGGTAAAACATCTTTTCTAAAATTATGAGAGTCGGTTAAAGCAACTACATAATTGTCTGCTTCTAAATTTTCTAACAGTTTATGAATGCCGTCATCAACAGCATTTTTACAAATGTTTTCATCAACATGTAATGTCCACAAGCCGTCTCCCCAATGTGTAGGGACTTCGTTTACCATAGCTATTTTGTAAATTAATATGTCACCATCAATCAGTAGTGTTCTTTTTTTCTTTGCCATTGTTTTTTCCTCTAGTTAAAACTTCGTTTACGTTTATGAATAAATCTTTTAAGGGAATGATAATACATTTTGAGGCACGCCTATCTCCTAGCATACGCCAGTTACTTTCGTATCTTTTTACTATTTGTTTTAAAACAGGAACTTCAAAAAATAATTTACAATAATCTTCTTGACCTATTGCAAGGATGTGCACCCAGTAGTCTGCTTCAGTAACACTGATGCCACTAGGCTTACCATTGCATTCTACTTCAATAACAATGTTACCTGTTTTATGCCACCAGTCTCTTTCTGTTTTGACTTCTATTTTATTTTTATCTGCACCAAGTAAGTCAGCAACACGTTGTTCTCGCTGTTGTCCATACTTTAAATCTAAATCAAACTTGCTATTTTTTTTAGTGAGTTTCACTCCAGTTGTCTCCAATATTGTATTCCCCCGTTAATGGAATCCTCAGTTGGAAATGCTTGCCTGCTCGTTCAATACACTCGACAGCTAAACGTCCAATAGTTTCAGCATCGCTTTCACGACACTCAACTTGTATTTCGTCATGCACCCAAACAACTTGTTGTGCGTTTGGAATTTTGTGTACTACTTTATTAAACTCAACAAGCCATTGCTTACACACAAGTGCTCCTGCACATTGTAGTAATGTATTTAATGCGGCATGTTCTGACCGCACCTTAACCTGTCGTTTATCTAATCCTATTAAGTAACCTCTTGACGAGGCTTTCTGTACTTGCTCTATTAATTTGTTAAGAGCAGGTAAGTTATTTAAAAATCTTTTTTTAATTTGAGATGCTTCTTTGACTTTCTTGCCAGTTACTTCAGCTATTCGTTTGACACCACCACCATATAAAAAGCAATAGTAAAATCTCTTAGCTAAATCTCTTGTCTCTAAACCTGCAAGCTTTTGTGTTTCGGTGTGTATGTCTCCTTCAAGAACTACTTTACTATATTCCCCATTGTCATACTTAGCCATGTAATGACAAAGCAATCTAATTTCTAAACCTGATATATCAATGCCAACTAATTTATTACCTTTGTCGACACAGAATAATGACCTACAATCAGTGCCAAAAGGGACGGAACAGCTAGGAATTTGAGCCAAGTTGGGGGAACTATGGGTCGCCCTTGCCGTAACCGTAGAGTTAGTATTGCAACTCCCGTGTATTCTTCCGTCCTTTTCGACTTTTAACCAAGCCTGATTACCTGTTGCTACCTGAGCTATACGCTTATCGAGGAGAAAATGTTCGCATAACAAAGATGCTTCAGGAAAATCTAGCTTGCTTAAAACTGTTTCATCTAGCTTAGGCTTACCATCAGGAGTAAAAACTGTTGGCTTCCATTTGTACCGTTCAATTAAACGGTCAGCTATATGTTGCCTGCTAGATGGATTAAATATAACTGTATTCTCTTTATAAAAAACTTCCCCTTTTACATACCCTTTACTTTTATTATTAACTTTAGGAATAAAAGGAGTCTTAACAGTTATTGGTTTAAATATTTTTTGGAACTCGTCTTCAAGTTCTAATCTTCTTGCACTAAGTTTACCATATAATTTAGTAGCTTTGTTTACATTAAACTTAATTCCGTATTGTTCTTGTTCATATATCAATGTAGCTACTTCATGCTCTAAATCCATAGCTTCTTTTGAGTAATCAATCTTTTGTATTTTATTAAATAACTGAAAGGTTACTTCTACGTCTTGCTTACAATACTCTAACATCTCAGAAGTAAACACACTCCAGTCTGTATCTATCTGTTCTTTATACGTACCAATACGATACCCCCATGCTTTAAGACTATGCCTTCCAATACAGTTAGTAGGAAAATCTAATCTTTTAAAATCACTATCTCTAATATCAGGGAAAAGTAATCGGGTTGCTATGAGCGTGTCAAAAATTTTTGCTGTAGTTTTAAACTCAGGGTAAAACTTTTGTATAACTGGTATATCAAATTTAACTATGTTATGACCTGTAATTAATTCAGCCTTACTTAAAAGTTTAACAGCTTCATCATTGGAGACAGTTAAGATTTCTTGCTTATCAATATCTTTAAGAACAATGCAATGTATTTTTGTGCATGCTTCAACAAAGCCGTCTGTTTCTATATCAAAACAATATCTCATTTTCTCTCCTTTAATGTAATGAATTGCATCTAACTTCTATTTGTAAAGCAGCTATCTCACCTTCTTCTGCAAGACTTAAAAGAGCATCATCAATGTGTTTGGCTGACTCTTGTTTACCAACATCTATATAAATAATTTCATTGGGATGTGAGCGTGCAGTTAAAATAGCAACTGATATTAATGAACTCCAAGATGGATAAGAAGCTGTGTCAATAAACTTATCTTCTGCATCTGGTGTAAATTCAATTTCAAAAGTCGTTGGTGGTTTCTTTGATTTCATTAAGACTTCCAGTTTCAAGATTAAAATATAACATTCCTGCTTGTCCTGTTTCCCCACTGAACCTATTCTTTAATACGTTTACTTGTGTAGTGTTTTCATCTGACTTTAAATCTCTATTTAAAGATATTAACATGTTACTTAATTGTCCGATACTTGCTGAACCTCTAAGGCTATTCATTGATACTTCAACTCCATCTTCATACCCTTTGTTTCCTTCAGGTCTTTTTAAATGTGATACAAGTATTAACCCAATGCCTGTCTCTTCAACTAAAGTCCGTAGTTTACTTACCGTGTAATCAATTAACTTTCTTTCATCATTAGTTGTTTCATCTCCAACTGCTGATAGTGCCATATGTAAGTGGTCAAGAATAACGTAGTCTACCTCACATGCTTTAGCTAAGTATCTTATCTTAGATATTAAATTGTCAGAAGCGGTTGAGCCAAAGTGGTTGTATAAATAAAAGCTACCATTACCGACAGTATCATTAAACGTGTGTAGAAGTTCATCTTCACTTACTCCTTCTCTTGATAAATTCAAAGGCTTCTTTAGAGCTATACTCATAATACCTAAAGCCGTGTGTTTTACAGACTCTTCTAAAGCTATGTACCCAACTTTAAAATTTTGTTCTAATAAGCTGAGTGCTACGTGTCTACAAAAACTAGACTTACCTACACCCGACCCTGCAGTAACAGTTACTAGTTCACCTTTTCTTAGACCATGTGTCTTTGCATTAAGATAGTCAAATGGATATTGAGCAGTAATGTATTTATCTTCTTTAGATATTTCTTCCCACATATCCTTACCTAAAATAATACCATCTGGTTGATAAGCTTTAGCTGACCACACGCAGTCTATTAATTCTTTTGTTTTACCTGCAAGCAACATTTCGTTAGCATCTTTTAATGGCATGGTAGCTATCTTTGCTTTGTTGGGTGATAACACTTTTGCACATTCAAGAGCACCTGCTTTACCTGCATCATCTTGGTCAAATAAAAATATGACTGACTCAAATCCTTCTAACCACTCTAGTGCTTTTATGACATCTCGCTTTGCTCCCTGTGCTCCTGACTTTACACTTACAACTGGAAACTTATTTTGTTGTACCTTAGATAGTGACATTGCATCTAGCTCGCCTTCAGTTACAACACACATACGTCCTTTGTCACGCCACAAGTGTTGTCCAAATAAACCTGACTCTCGGCTCTCGCCTATCCATTGAAAAGTTTTGTCAGTGTGTCTTAGTTTTTGTGCTACTAGTTGTCTGTCTTTATTATAGTAGTTTGCTATTTGAACTGGTCGTCCTTTGTGGATGCCTGTTTGATAATTAAATTTTTGAAGTGTATCTTTATCGAGGTTTCTTTTGGTAAGTGGCTTGACTGTTCCGTCAATAAATTTTTGGTCTTGAATATTCTGCATTTTTTGATTCTCCTCTCTGGTTGTTACACCACATGAAAAACAATAGGCATGCCCATCATCATATACTGAGTTAGCATCGGATGACCCGCAAGCTTGACAGCTACTATGATATAGAAAATTACTTTCTGTGTTATCCATGTTTCCCCCGATTAAATTAGATTAAAAACCCCACCAGTTTCCCAGTGGGGTTACAACAAAGGTCAGCTCAACAATTCAGCTACATTGAATTGAGGAGATTTTACATTAGCCACATCTCTGTGTCCTAGTATAACAGCTTCACTGTACTCTTGCTTTAAAGATACAACTAACTCAGAAAGTTTATTGTATTGCTTCAAAGTAAAATTACAGTCAGGTGTGTCATTACTACCTGCACCTCCGACTAAGCAGATACCTATACTGTTAGCATTTGTTACATCGTAAACCTCAGTAACGCTATCAACATGTGTGCCTGCTATGCGAATGTCTCGTCCATCTTCTACGCTTCCATCTCTTGTAATAATTTTATGAAAGCGACAAGTCAGCCATCCATCTTTCCTGTCTTGTGATGTAATTTCTTTTGCACCTATGTTCTTATCAGGTGTTGTATTAGTAGAATGTACAATGATGTATTTAGTTTTTTGTCTTTCATTTCTCATTGAGCCACTCCTGCGGAATAACTTTGTCACTCCATTGAAACTTGTTTCTCTCTGCCCACATAGCATAAGTTGTTTTACTTTTTTTACTTATACGTGCCTTTGCATTAGAAAAAACAAATCGAATATCTAAGTCAGGATGTTGTGCTTTGACTAATATCATTTTCTGTCTATCAGCCGTAGCAAACAATCCTTTGCTTTCAATAAATATGTTTTGAATCGGAAGAAAAAAATCAGGTGTGTATGTATGTATTTTTTCTGGCTTAACATACTGTAGTTTAGTTTGTTCAAACTGATACTTCACACCTTCAGTTTTTAGTTGTTCAGCTACTCGCTCTTCTAACCCAGAGCGAAAGCCGTGTCTTATACCAACTTGTTTAGAAGTCAGCTTCTTCGTGAATCTCCGTGTTTTCATTTACGTCTTCCTGTGTTGTTGAGGTGTCCTCAGTATTTTCGTACCCCCCGTCAACTTCATTGAAGCCGTACCCTTTTGCATTACCATCACCGCCTTCGACAAGCTTAGTAATTTGCACTGCTCGCAATCTCATACTTACACCTGCTCCTGCAACTGCGGTATGATATTTAATGAGCTCTGCACTAACTTTCATTTCTGACCCTGACCAAACATTGGTGTCAGTAAGTGGTTTACCTTTACTATCAAAGATAGCCACTTTGTTTGGAATGATTGTCCCATCTTTAGCGTGTATTTTTGCTTTGGTTTTAAATTTAAAAACAGTAAAGCCAGTTTCATTCCCGTCATCATTTACCTCTTCCATGTAGGGAGCATTAGATTTTTTTACTGGTGCTTTGCTCTTACTACTTTCTTGTGCAAGCTTTACGCTGTTAGCTATTTCAGCATCAATCTGTTTTATTAATGCTTGTGCCTCATCAGTCTTTACAAGTAAATTAGTTTTGTAATGACCATCAGGGTCAAACGCTGTGTCTGGCTGTGTAAGCCAAGCGTATTGACTAATGCCTACTGGTGAAACTACTCTTACATTTTGATTCTTAGTTGCCATGATTTTTAATCTCCATTAATTTATTTTGGTATATCTACTACGGGCACTTTATTGCCGACAGTACATTGTATGCACTAACGGATTAACTAAAAAAGAATTCACAATTTTTTAATTCATTTACATCTAACTGTCCAAAGTCAGGGACATCAGGTAAGTCGTCTCTAAGATGTTCAGGCACTTGATAATAAATGTCATCTTTAAATTCTTGTAAGACATTGTGTTGTGTAAAAATTTCTGTGAAAGCTTCTTTTAAACACTCAGTTAAACATTCCATGTCACCTGCTGTTGTGCCAAAACTATCATGCACGTTTGCAAAACTTTTTAATCCCTTGCTGTATGCAATGTTTACTGTCTGCATCATACAAGCTGAGTCAAGTGAATGGACAAGGTTAGGTGCAATGCCATTACTCATTCTAAGTTTGTCCGTCTTGTCTGTCTCAGTGTTAATTCTAGGCTTTATAATTTCACCTGCTAACATAGCTTTAACTCTTTTAGATTTCATTTCAGGATAACTTTGATAGACGGGAAAACCTATTGGCGACAGCCAGTGTATCGGTAGCTGTTCTTTAGCCAGTATTCTTGCACACGCTTGTAAGTAATCCATACCTTCTCTTGCACTGTTTAAATTATTACCAATGCTTTCCCAAATCACACCTGCTAAGTACGTGCTTGGTTTAAAAATATCATTACCAAAAGGATGTTGCTCACCCTTGTCTTTTCTTTTAGTAAGCTCTTCAACAACAAAGTCTGTGCATGAGTATCGTGTTGACCCATAGCATATAGTCATGATGCTTCGCTTTGTTGTGCTTCGTTTGACTCCATAGTTAAGCCATAGCTGTGCATATGGATAGCCACCCTCCGCCACATGCTCATGTAATTTAAGAATAACTGCATCAGCAACAATTTGATATATGTCTTGCGGTGTAGCAGACGGGACAACATTAACAAGCTTGCCTGCTTCTTCATCTTTCAACATCAAACTATATAACTGAAGTCCGTTGCATGTACCATCTATGGATATAGGAAGTGTAGAAACAAAACCTTCACCATGTTCTTTATATTGTCGCCACTCTTCACACCATGCTAGTGTTTGAAAAGCTGACGATGTGCTTTCCCATTCTTTATTTACTAACGGTTCTTGAGCACATTTTATTATCATTGCTTCGTTGTCTTGCACCCATTGCACTCGGTCTTTTAATGAGATTTTATCTTCACCCCACATGTTTGCACCGTGTACAGCAAGCCAAAACTCTCCCTTGTTTTCTTTAGTGATAGCTTTGCCATTGCTAAAGTTAAGTAAAGCCTTAGCTCCTGAGACTGCTTGATAGTTTAAAAATGCAGGAACACAATAAGCTCTGCCTCTAAAATCGAGCTGTAAAGGAAAGTATAAAGTTTTATATTTTTCAAATTTATGAGCTGTCCATAAAATTTTTGCATACAGTAAACGCTTACTAAACATACGGGCATTTTCAGTGTGTGTTATGACTGCCTGTTTCTTCCACTCTTTCCTTGCTTCTTCATTAGTCTCTATATCGTGAGGTTTATTGGGTACTGGTAAATCATTTGCAGGCGGTACTCCACCAATAGGTATCTCATTATCCCAAGCTTCTTGCATCACCTTTAAAATATACTGATTAATTTTGAAGGGTGTGTTCTGCATCGCATTAACTGCTGAGTATATTTTTGATAAGTCAAAGTTTTCTAATTCTTTTTTAAAATTATTGTTTCTTACCTTGACTAAATCAAGCTCTGGCATTTCTGATGTCCAATAGCCACCACCAACTGGAGCTTCCCATTGTTTCGGAAACATAACCAAAGGCAGGTACTCAGGGTTAAGCAATTCATTAAAGGAGTTTCTGTCCGCTATCCAGTCCTTTGTCTTTTGGGTCTGTTTAAGTATTTTAGTTTTCTTACGATTAATAGTTTCCGTGCCTACTTCAATCATGCCTGTAGTAGCAACCATTAAATCAACTAAACGTATGCCAACATGTAGCTTTTGGGGTGTCGTCCACTCTTCCCATGCAACCTCACCTCTTTTGGCTGACTCCCTAAGCTTCCTTCTTTTGTAAGCATAGTTCCATGACCGTTTATCTAAATCCATTTTTACAGTTTCGTAAAGTTCTGGGTTCAGGTTCTTAAAGTTTTTTAATTGTTCTTCAGTTTCAATCTTACCGCCCAGTGCAATGCAAGTAGCAGTTAATGGTCTGTGGTTTGTGATTGTGTTAATGATGTGCTTCGCTGTTATCAACGCTGTTACCTCAGGGTCAATACCTGACAGAAACATAAATGCAACTGGAGGCTGTCCTGTAGTTTGTTTTGCACACTGTTCTAAAAAATTTACAATACCATATGCAAGAGGGCGGATAGTTTCACTTACTAAAATCTTGCCATAGTTAGTAACTGATTCCTCTCCACGTTGTATGTGGCTCAATCTTCTTTTGTTAGTTCTTTGCTTACCTAGTTCAACCATCTCTTTTTCATGAGACAGCTCACTGCTGTAAGTTGGCATTGACTCAATAATCTTTGACATAGAAACTCCTATTTAAGTGTTGTGTTCTATGCAGTAGGGGATTAGTTCCGCTAACGTATGAGTTGTATTGGTGGCTTAATTCCTATATGGATTTTAAGTCCTTTGTGTCTACCAATTTCACCACGAGGGCATACAAAAACATCATATATAACGTAACTTTCCCCTACCACAAGTCATTTTTATTTTACAAGAGGACTAATGTCCGCTTGCTCGTTGTGCTTATTTAAAACATCAATAGCACCCATCAAGTTACTAGGGACAAGATGTGAGTAGCGTTGTATCATTGCCCAACTTCTATGTCCTAGCATTTGTCCAACTAAATGAAGCTCAATTTTACCAGATTGTGCAAGTCTTGTCGCACAAGTATGACGTAACGAGTGGATAACAAAATCTTTATCCAGTTGTAAGTTCATACCTTTGCGAAGCTTACGCCATAAGTTCTCAGCTCTCCAATAGTCAAGATGACTAAAAACATTATCGGTAGATTGTAAACCATCTAGTTTAGACTCAACGATAGCAGTGGCTCTTTTTGTCAAAGGGATAGACCTACGGTGTCCGTTCTTAGTTTGTGAGCCTTTGAGGTTCACTACTAAATTACCGTGTGTATTATCCACGTTAGACTTCTTAAAAGATAAAGCCTCGCCTAGCCTCATACCTGAATCTAACAAAAACAAATAAAGTTCTAAATAGGATTCTTCGTCCCATTCTTTTAACAGCTTTATCATCTTCTGTTCTTCTTCAAGTTGGAGGTATCGTTCTCGTCCTTCACTTTCTTCTAACCACTCAATAAAAGGCATTCTTTCTAAATTATAAATAGCCTGTCTTTTATGAGCATACGTCAACATTTTGCTGAGTGCCGCTAAATACCTGTTGACCGTTGAAGGCTGTAGGTTTTTTCCTAGCAGTGTTTCAGTAAGCTGTTCGACATGTGTTTCATTAACTTGAGTTATGAGTAGGTCACTACCTAGTAAAGCTATAACTTTCTCAGCTCGACTAGCCTGAACCTTCTCCCACCCCTTGCTTACTAGCTTGGAGTGTATCTCAGTTAATAATTTGTTGTTCTTCAATGTGTTGCCTCCTCTGTTATTTCACCAAAGATGAAAGCTTAGTGTACAGCTTCCGACCTTTTAGTGTTGTTGTTACAAGTTTCCGTCTACGTTCTAACGGGTCTTCATAAGACTCAACGAGTCCTAAGCCTTTTACTCTATGCCTATTAACTTGTGAAAGTTTATAAACATTTCGTGATATTGATGATTGAGCAATATGTAGTAAAGATGCTAACTCTTGCATACTAATACCATCTTTGCCTTCGTGTTCACATACAGCAAAAAACACTGCTATGGTTTGACTCTCCAACTGATTATCAAGTTTTCTTATCTGCTCAATTACTTCAAGTAAGTCAACTTTGTTCTTCATGTTCCCCTCTACATTTAGTTACTAGATAAATACGGTAGTACGCAAAATCAATAATAAATTCATGCTTGGTTCTTTTAACACTATATGCTGTTTTCTTATACTTTTCTACAACAACTCGCTTACAACCGCAAACCATCATAAAACCCCCTGCTTTCTCTACCCTTTTGGTTGTTTTAATTTCTTCGCATAAATTACTGTTTCTTCATGCTCTAACTTCTCTTTCCCTGCAACTGCTGTTTTTAATTCTAAATACATAACAGCCAATTTATTGAGTGCTTCAAGCAACTCGTACTTTAACTGGGTTGAGTTAGTGCAATTATACTTAGCCATATATACATTGTAAGCAGTATCGGATAGCTGTTTTAGTGTCAATCACTTTTTATTTTTTTTTTACGTTTTTACAATATCCCGTCATATTCATAGTGCCAAAGTCTGACTCTATCGAACACCACCATTTTTTTTTGTAATACAATCTCGCTCTTTTAGAGCATTTACAGCATATTGCTTTTTTAGTATTAATGATGGTCATGTCTAAAATCTCCTTTTGACTCTACTACGGGTACTTTATTAAATGTTAATTCCATAGTATGGCTATTTTGCCACACTATGAAGTAACACTTAGTTTTATCAGCTCACCTCCTTCAATATTTTTTTAAGTCCTTCTTCGTCTTCTTCCCACAAGCGGTCAATGGTCTGATTATTAATTACTCCTACAGTGTGCCTATTATCAAGACTAAAAAAGTTATTGTCCAGTTGTCGATGACATATTTCTTTTATTAGTTTTCCTTTTCTATAAGCTTTTTGAATTTTGCATATCATGACTTACCCTCCAGTGTGTTTTTAATTTGCTGTCTAATCCTTTGACCCATTTCAAGATACTCTTTGAAGTCATTGTTGTAGTTTGTGAGCTCACGCTGTTGAGTAAGCAGTGAGTTCTCGACCTCACGCATTTCTGCGTGGGTCAAGGTTAGCGTGTATGTTTTAATCATCTTGAAATCCTCCTTTTAACTTTTGTACTTCATGGTCTTCAAAGATAGCTCCGCCATATTCATTAGATACGGTATCGCTATGGTGGATGTAAAGCTGAATGTCTCCCTCCTTAGTCAGCACTTCCTCTCCTGTATCAGCATCAACCTTAACCAATACTAAACCTTCTACTCTGTACTCATACTCTTTATCGCAGTTCATGTAGTTCTCCTCTAAGTTAAAAAATATTAAAGTGGGTAATAATTAACTGAAACCTCTTGCTCTTCATGATTCTCAATAGCAAAGCTAGAGTATTTGTTGGTCTCTCTATCAACCCTCAAAACGAGGTCAAACTTTTTCAAAACGTCATTGATTTCATCACTAGCGTCTTGCAGTTGTAACTGTATAAATACGTCCTCTTTACAAAACTGTATTCGGTTTCTCATTTTTACTTCTCCTCTTAGTTTAAAAATGTTGCTGACCGCATCTCTGCGGTTTCGGCTATTGAAGCCTTCATCAGAGCAACTATATTGTTAAGGTCTGTCCTAAGCTCGGATGCCTCCTAACGATATCAATGAGCAGTTGTTTCTGTTGCATCTCGATATGGTCTAAGAGCTTACCTGACACTCTTGTGAACTTACCATTACGATGATGTTCGCTTAGTCGTAAGAGCTCCTTCTTGGTGTTAGCTTTGTTAATGATACTCATGATTACGCCCCCTCTTTTTGGTCGTTAATTTTGGATTGTTCCCAAAGCAAAGACTTATAAAAATAAGCTCTAAATTCTGCAAAGGTTAATTTTTGAGTGGTCTCAAATCCTAAATTATCCATTGCTTCTACTACTGTTTTTTCTGCGTACTTCATTTGTAGTTCTCCTCTAAGTT